TGGCGCTGACCTTTTACTTGTGGACGACCCCCACTCAGAACAGGATGTTATCAATGGAAATTTCGAAGTGTTTGAAAAAGCATACGATTGGTTTACATTCGGAGCGCGAACTCGTCTTATGCCTGGAGGAAGAGTTGCCATAATACAAACCAGATGGCATATGGATGACCTTACAGGGCGTGTTGTAAGAGATATGACCCAAAATGAGAGGTCAGACCAGTACGAGGTGGTTGAGTTTCCTGCTATATTAGATGTAACAGACAAAAAAACGGGAGAATCTAAGCAAAAACCCCTCTGGCCCCAGTTTTTTGACCTTAATGCACTGTTAAGAACCAAGGCTTCAATGCCTGTTTTCCAGTGGAATGCCCAGTATCAGCAAGAACCAACAGCCGAAGAAGCCGCACTTGTCAAGCGAGAATGGTGGCAGATATGGAAAAAAGATAATCCACCGTCATGTGAGTATATTATTATGTCTTTAGACGCAGCGGCAGAGACTCATAATCGTGCAGATTTCACGGCTTTGACGACTTGGGGCGTATTTTTGAACGAAGAGGTGGACAACTATAACATTATTCTGTTAAATAGCATTAAAAAGCGATTAGAGTTCCCAGAACTGAAGGCTTTGGCTATGGAAGAATACGGAGAATGGGAACCAGATTCGTTTATTGTTGAGAAAAAGAGTGCGGGAACGGCTCTTTACCAAGAAATGAGGAGGATGGGGATACCGATACAGGAGTACACGCCACATAGAGGTTCTGGTGACAAGTTAGCACGTCTTAATTCAGTCACCGATATAGTTTCCTCTGGTCTTGTATGGATTCCAGAAACACGATGGGCAGAAGAAGTAGTAGAAGAAATAGCAGGATTTCCGTTTATGAGCCATGATGACCTAGTTGACTCTACCGTGATGGCACTGATGCGCTTCAGACAGGGCGGGTTTATACGTCTACCAAGCGATGAACCTGAAGAAACACAGTATTTTAGAAGAAAGACTGGGTATTACTGATGGCAAGATCCCTAAAAGAGATTCAAAATGACATTAACGCAGCTTTGGCGGCTTCTAAAGGTAAATGGACTCCTGAGTTAAATGCTCTTGTAGCAGAGCGAAAAGCAGCAGAAAAAGAAGTTAAACCTAGTCAAACACGAACTCTTACCCCTGCACCTAGTTATAGTTTAGGGGATGTTGAGTATAGAGCTAGTATGGATCGTTATGTAAAAGATGACCCCCTAGCGCTACTAGCATTAAATGAGATCGAACGTTTAACAGGTGGAGATTACGGGCAGGTGATAAAGGCCGTAACACGTCCAGATTCGCCTTTTATAGTAGATAAAAACTTCATGGATAATTATACTAAAAGAGGTTTAAACCCTACAGGTAAAACAAGTATCTATGGCACTACGACTAGGGGTGTATATTCTCCCGTAACATCAAAAACCAACCCAACAGGTTTACCGCAAATACTTGTAAACACAACAGATTACATTGACAAGTATGGCGTTCTTTACGATAAAAGAGATGTTTTAGATAAAGACGCTCCCTCATCTCAACATCCCCTAGACAGTTTTTTTGAAAAGTTAATGAGAATCATAGGTGTAATGGATAAACCAGCCCCCTATAAAAAATCTCTTTCTCAAATGCGGGAAGAAGGGTCAATGCCTACTGTAGAGGATATGGATGATTTAAGAAGATTTCAAGGGACAGAGTTAACAACTCGCCATGAATTAGATCATCTTGGTTTTGATGTGTTAAGAGCTTTAGGACATGATATAAAAAGTAAAGAACCAAAATACTATCAAGGAGACCACGAACATGAGCATTACACAGATGCATTAGATGAAGAATCTGAGCTTGGAGAAAAAGGTCTTAATTACGCTGAATTAGCAAGAAAAGAATTAATACGTAGACGTGGATACGCACAAGGCGGTATAGCTTCAATTAGAAAGGTAGCATAATGGCAATAGAAAAAGGTATGTACCAAGCACCTCAAGGTATAAATGGCGAAGATGTTTCTGCTTTAGAGGTAGAAATAGTCAATCCAGACATGGTTACCCTTGATGACGGAAGCATGGAAGTTACCATAGTACCTGAACCCGAAGGTGCTATGACGGGGGAGTTTGATGAGAATATCGCTGAAGTTCTGGAAGAAGGTCAGTTAAGTGGTATAGCCAACGATCTTTTGGGGTTGATTGACTCTGATGTAGAGAGTCGTAAAGACTGGGCAGATACGTTTGTAAAAGGTCTGGATGTGCTTGGTTTTAAGCATGAAGAACGTACAGAACCGTGGGAGGGCGCTTGTGGAGTGTACTCTAACGTGTTAGCAGAAGCAGCTATTCGCTTCCAAGCAGAGACTATGAGTGAAACATTCCCTGCCCAAGGCCCTGTAAAGACTAAAATACTGGGTCAGGAGACTAAAGAGAAGATGGAAGCCTCTGAACGTGTGAGGTCTGACATGAATTATCAGCTTACAGAGAACATGGTTGAGTACCGATCTGAGCATGAAAGACTACTATATAACCTTGGTTTGGCAGGTTCTGCGTTCAAAAAGATATATTATGACCCAAATATGGGTAGACAGATGTCTGTATTTATACCTGCAGAGGACGTAATAGTACCTTATGGAGCATCGCATATAGAAACAGCAGAGCGTGTAACGCATGTTATGCGTAAAACCAAGAATGAGTTACGAAAGTTACAGGTAAATGGGTTTTATCGTGACGTAGATCTTGGTGACCCACAGCCCTACCATAGTGATATAGAAGAACGAAAAGCAGAAGAAGGTGGGTATTCTCTTACGGATGACGACAGATATAGTATATATGAAGTCCATGCAGAGATGGTTATAGATGGTATAGATGATTCTGATGACGATATTGCCAAACCCTACGTAGTGGCTATGGATCGTGGGTCTGGAGAAGTATTATCTATAAGGCGTAATTGGAATCAAGAAGATGAATTATTGTTAAAACGACAGCACTTTGTGCATTACGTATATGTCCCAGGATTTGGGTTCTACGGACTAGGACTTATACATATTATTGGTGGATACGCCAAAGCAGGAACTTCTTTAATACGTCAGCTCGTAGATGCAGGAACACTAGCTAACCTCCCAGGTGGCCTTAAAGCTCGTGGGTTACGTATTAAAGGAGACGATACACCCATAGAACCTGGGTCTTTTAGAGACGTTGATGTGCCGTCAGGCAGTATTCGTGAGAATATCATGCCTTTACCATACAAAGAGCCAAGCCAGACATTGCTTGCATTGTTGAATCAAATCACTCAGGAAGGCCGTAGACTAGGGGCAATAAGTGATATGAATATATCTGACATGTCTGCTAATGCTCCTGTAGGGACAACTTTAGCGCTCTTAGAGCGTACCCTGAAGCCTATGGCGGCAGTACAGGCACGTGTTCACTATGCTATGAAGCAAGAGTTTAAAATGCTCAAGGCTCTTATGGCAGAGTACGCACCAGCAGAATATGCCTATCAGCCAACAAGAGGTGAAGTAAGCGCACGTCAAGCTGATTATATGATGATTGACGTTATTCCTGTGTCGGATCCCAATAGTTCTACTATGGCACAGAGAGTGGTGCAGCACCAAGCGGTCTTACAGATGGCTCAACAGGCTCCGCAAATATATGACCTACCCCAGTTACATAGGCAAATGATAGAGATACTAGGGGTAAAGAACGCTGATAAGATAGTTCCGACTAAGGATGATATAAAGCCAACAGATCCAATTAGTGAAAATATGTCTGCATTAATGGCTAAACCTATGAAAGCGTTTATATATCAAGACCACGATGCTCATATAGAGACACACATGGCCTTCTTACAAGATCCTATGGTTGCCCAGATGATAGGGCAGAACCCGCAGGCAAAACAAATTATGGCTTCTTTGCAAGCACATATATCTGAACATCTTGGGTACAAGTACCGTAAAGATATAGAAGAAAGACTTGGAGTTGAATTACCTACACCTGATGCAGAGTTGCCTGAAGAAGTAGAAGTTAACTTGTCAAGACTTGTAGCTACAGCAAGTAAACAGCTTACTCAGGCACATATGCAACAGATGGCACAAAAACAAGCGCAGCAAAAAGCACAAGACCCTGTTGTTCAAATGCAACAGGCTGAACTGCAGATTAAGGCACAGGAAGTACAAAGAAAAGCTAAGAAAGATCAGGCTGACGCTATGTTGAAAGCTGAAAAATTAAAACTAGATGAACAAGAAGTACAAATTGCTGCGGAGAAGAGTAATGTACAGCTTGAGATAGATAAACGAGATAAAGATAACAAAATGGATATGGAGATATTCAAAACTATAAATCAAAACAATAAAGGTAAATAATGGCTAAAACCGTCTTTGACGTGCTAAAAGAAAAAATCGAAGCTGATATAGCTTCTGCAAAAGATTTTCTTGCTGGAGGGGGAGCTAGAGATTTCTCTCAATACAAGGAAACGACTGGCTTGATACGGGGTCTAGA